CTTATCATCACATTATTTCTTCAAAGAAGGGAATTAGAGTTACAAAGAAAGACTGTTAAGGACCAACAGATAGAAATTGAGAAAAGTAATGATATAGCTGAACAACAAATTCTTATTACACAACAGCAAGCAGATCTTTTAGAAAAACAGATAAAAGAAGCTCAGGTTCAGAATTTCTTTAATATACTTTTCCCGTTACTTAATAGAAAAAAAACTTACTATGAAGATGCTGATAATCTTCCTGATGGTTTAAAATCTGGTTATATAGTTACAGGCAAGAGCGAAAGTACTTTTAAATCCATCCATATTGGTATATCCAAAATTTATAAAAATTTTCTATCCTCTTATGGAAATGATTTTCTTCCTAAAGATCAAATTTTAAAAATATTAGATGAAATGATTGATCAATCAACATCACTTATTACCCCATATAGCTATATGAAATATACTAAATATATAGAACATTTTAGCTATGTAATTAGCTTTATTGAAAACTTTAAAGGGATAGATAATAAAGATCGAGATGTAGCTATGTCTATTTTTCTTTCAGAATTTACTAAAAGAGAGCTTGTCGTAATTTCAAGTTTTACAATCAGTGATGATTTACTTATGGAAAAAGTTATTAAACATAAAGTTTTTAAATCATTTATAGATGCTGACCCTGAAAAAAAATCAATTTTTTACTTATTGTTTTCTGAATAAAAAAGCCGCTAAGCGGCATTTTTATTCTTTATTTTCAGTATATCCAGCCAACCACATTTGCGGGGCCTCTGCCCAACTCATTAAGACCATAGGTTCTCGTACATTGTGGTATGCATTCATAAAACGCTCATACCAGAAACGCTTCATAACTTCACAGTGGTGTTTAGGAAAACCCGGAGGGTTCATATCTAAACGCACATTTTTATAAAACAGTTCAAAAAGTTCTTCAAGATGCATTTTTAATCCTCTCCAGCTGCTAGATCCCAACTACACATGTAATTAGTCCTAAAGTTTTCTAATGAATTAAATGCATAAGACATTGCATCTGTTGTGTCACTAAACCTTTTAGCAGCTGTCTTAGTTGCCTCCAGCATTGAAGCTTTCCATTTATCTAATGATGGCCATTCATCTTTAAAAATTTTTAGTTTTTTGATTGAGCGTGGTTTAAATGTTTTATACAGTGCAAATGACTGATAGCAAGCTTTACGCATTTTTCTATCTGAGATTTTTTTTATTTTTTTAGGGTTAAAACAGAAGTCTTTAGAATAATCCCATTGGAGCATTGGCAACCTAGCAGAGCATAATCCAAAAAAATTAAGTGTTGTTCTGCCACATGCCCGACCTTTAAAAATAATATTTGTCTTTAAAATTGCTGAAATAATAGGATTTAGATGCTCGACTCTTTTCATTTCACGTCAGCTCCAGTTATTTGCAGTTGCTCATATTCAGCTAACCAATCTAAGCGATTAAATCCCCCTTCATTAAAATTTGGATAAATGCCTGCAATAAAAAAACCTTCTTCCTGTGCAGACTTTTGGTATGTATGGGCAATGATATTCACGTAATCACATTTAAGGTTCTTTAAAGCTTCATAAGCTTCATGTGCAATTGAATGGTCTGGTGTGACATTAATCATAACGGATAGTCGCTCCCTTCAGCCAACCACTGCAAACAGCACCTTTAACTTTCTGGCCATCTTTATTTTTAGCTGTAAATTTTGTGGAAAATGTATCGTCTTTACTACAAGCAAAAAAAGCATGACCATCAGTTTGAATGTCCGTAAATCCATTTGCTTTTAATGCATTAATTGCATCATTAGAAGAAGAACATCCCAACAACACTACGCTTAGCAATACTATATTTAAATATTTACACATCATTTTCTTCCCAATTCTCATCATTTTCTGACTTTAGCTCTAACAACGTAGGTATATGAATCTTCGGATCTGGTGCTGCACTTGGTGAAATAGTATGAGTAATTTCTATATGTCCTCCACAAGTAAATCCGCAAAATAAGTTAGGGCATGTGAGCCAAACATCTTTAAGTAAAGGATGTCTTTGTTCACTTGATCTGATCTTTAAATTGTTACTTTTACAGTGTGGGCAGATTATTTGTGGACGGGAATTGTTCTTGTTAATTTTGTTATAGTTATCTGGTGAATTCATTCGGTACTTCCTAAGAACATATTTATATATATTTTAAATTAAAAGAACAAATATTTGTTCTTTTTCTATATTTTTTATAGTATTTAGTTGGTTTTTCTAATGCAGAAAAATATATGCAAAATTTAAAATGCCAATGTTGTTTTAAATTATTGGCTAGAACAGATGGCTTTAATCAAATCGAAATTAAATGTCCTCGTTGTAAAACCCTAAACACATTCCAGAGCACCTTGAGTGCCTTACCTGAATGCCCAGAGCGTCAAACACCAGGTAAGATTCATGACACAAAACCTCTCACCTCAATACAATCCTAGTGGCCATAGTTTCAGTGGTTGGCTCGGCGGTAAATCACAACTAGCTAGAACAATCATTGATATGCTTCCAGAACATAAAACATATGTTGAAGTCTTCGGCGGAGCAGGATGGGTTCTATTTAAAAAAACCCCTTCTACTGTAGAAGTTATTAATGACATTAATGACGATCTGATTAACCTGTATCGCATATTAAAATTTCACTTTGATGCGTTTTTAACTGAATTTGAATTATTGTTATTTTCACGTACTCAATTTGACGATTTTAAACGTGACCAATCTGGTCTTACTGATATTCAAAGAGCAGTGAAGTTTTATTATTTATTACGTTCAGCATTTGGCTGCCAGCTTGATGGTAGTTTTACATATTCAAAAGATAGAACGAACCGCATGCGCCTGGGCGAACGTCTACGTGAACATCTGCTTTCTATCCATGAACGTTTGCAAAATGTAGTCATTGAAAATCGGTCTTATGATTATATTATCAACCGACTTGATGGCCCTGATACTTTGTTTTATTTGGATCCTCCTTATTGGGATTGCGAAAATGTTTATGGTAAAGGCATTTGGTCTAAAGAGGATTTTTATACTCTAAAAGACAAGCTAGATAAGATTAAAGGAAAGTTCATTTTAAGCTTAAACGATGTGCCTGAAGTGAGAGAACTATTTAAGGACTATCAAATGACACATCGTAAAATCCGTTGGTCTGTGAACTCTAAAGCAGCTCATGAAGATCATAATGGCAATGAGTTGATCATTTATAATTTTTGATCTGTTTTGACTTGCTCAAGCATATCTTTCTTAGCATTAAGGCGTGGTAATTCACGCTTTAATCGTTTTTCAGCAGCCACTTTACTTTGAAATACACGATCAATGACTTTTGGATTAGTTTGATCCCCCAAGGTTACCCAATATCTCGGGCTTTTGTTTTGGCCGATTGTGTATTGTGTTTTTAAACCTGTGTAAGCCTTCTGGTCTAACTCATTATGCGCTGTAAATTTACCAGTCTCGAGATCCAATAGCGCATATTCACGATCTAGGCGTTGCTGTGCTCCAGCTCTAGTTAGATAAAGATAAGAGAAGTGTTTAGGGTTTGCTTGATCCCCTTTTGTAAGTTTTACGGCCTTATCTCCCTCTTGATAATAAACGACGACACCAGTCCATTTTTTATCTTTTTCTGAGACAAATTGGTCTTCGAATAATTCAGATACATCGTCTGCATCTGGGAAAAAAACTTCAAGCTGAAGATCAGTTGTATATCCGCTGGAGCTGTCTAGCGTATCTGTGATAGTTGTTCCAAGCCAATAAATTTCGTCAATTTGTTCTTTGATCCCAATAAATAAAAAAGTCTGCTCCGGGACAATATCTGGAATACCTTTAGCCAGCTTATATGTGAGCGTTTCGGCTGTTCGTTTAAAGTGGTTAAGTTTGGCTCTTGCAGCTAATGTTGCGGTTTGTTTATCACGATGAATATGACGTAACTCTTTAATATTTTGATTCGATTGGTCACCAACAATCACTTCAAGTTTTTTGGCCATTTTATCGTCGTAATAAAATGCACGTATTGCAGTGACCTCTTCCCCTCCATCACTAAAACTATATCTGTGTTCATCGCCTTTTGACCTGGTCAAAACAAAAGTTGGAAGCTCTTGGCCAGATATCGTTTGGCTTTTGCCTTTTGGCATAAACAGCAACATACCGTTCTTAATTGTAGCGATCGCATCATGCTCATCTGCTAAGCGTGTCAATAGGTTTGCATCTGATTCATTTTGATCGATATGAATAATTTTATGGTTAGCCAGTTCTTCAGATACTTGGTCATTAAGATCATGTTCGATTGCGATCTTTCTAATCAGATCCCCCAGTGCAATATTATCAAAGCTGCGTTCCTTTTTTTGCTTTAAGGACTTTTTCATATCTGCACTGGTCGCACGGATCCGAAGTGTATCCGGTGCTCCGCCATGCTCAACTTCTTTAACGATGTAGCTACCTTTATAAACAAGTCCAGAATGCTGCCAACCAAGCCATGCTTGTATGACCGCACCCTTACTTGGGATTTCAAGTAATCCATCATGATCGGACAATGTTAAATCAAGCGTATCAACCTCAAAACCACGTTTGTTTTCAATACGCATTTGCCCTAAGCGATTGTTGACCTTTGATGAGATATCTACGCCATCAACAACAAGTTTATAAATAGGAACAGAACTCGCCTGCAGTACATCATCGACAACTGAATTAAGGGTTGAAAGAATGGTCATAGTAAGCCTATTAATTTCCCTGCTGCATTGCCGATAAGAGTGCCTGGTTTCTGCGCTTGGGTAATTTTCAAGCTAAATTCAATTTTGCGTGGTGTGCCATCTTCAAAGAAGAAAGTCTGTGTTTCTTGCAAATCATCAATGTGATAAAGCCCAAAAACTTTACCTGTTCCTGCGATAAGCGGAAAATTTTTACCTGTATCACCCATAGCACGTAAAGCAGTGATACTCATCTGTGAGCCAAACTCTGGAACGATACTCCCTTCTAAAGTAATCGTATCCTCTCCTCTTCCTGTGAACTGATACGCTGGCATGTCACCAACTCGCGAATTACTTGGATGTCGCCAGTTAGTATTTCTTTGTAACTGGTGATATGAAGCAGTAGGAATACTAAAAGGGAACATCCCTAAAATCATCATCATGTGAATTACTCCTGATCAGCCATATATGTGCGTAACCGAGCAAGCTTGTCACGCTGTAAACGCATAACAACGTTTTCAATTTGACGTTCAATATCTTGAACCACTTGTCCTGGTGAAGCATGAATATGAATGGTGTATGTATCTCCAGCCACAGCCAAAGAAGTCTGACGACTTGGTGCTGTATTTGGGGTCGCTTGAGTCTGGATTTTTGATAAAACTGGAGCGGCAATATCAACCTGTTCTAAAACTGGTGACTGAGCTTTATTACTAAATAAATTGAGAACTTGATTGTATTTATTCTTGAGCTCAGGAAATGCTTGAGTTAAACCCATGCCAATACCACCTACGATATGTCCACCTAGACCAGCCATGACTCGCGAAGGAGAATGGATATCCATTTTTTTCTTCATAAAGCTAGGCATATAACTATTAATTTTCGCCCAAATGGTTTTAAGGCTATCAAAACCTGATTGGATACCATTAACTAAACCATCAATGATATTTTTCCCAATACTTAGCATCTTGTTTTTAAGGCTGCCAAGGTAGTCAAATATCTTAGTCCAGCCATCAACAATTCTCTGAAAAAGTGGACTATTCGTAATAGCAGAAATCAAATTATCCCATGCTGTAGTAACAACGGATTTAATCCCTGACCAAACAACACTGGTAACTAGTTTTATATTTTCCCACTTAGCAGCAAACCAATCGCCAATAGGTCCTAAATAACTAACTATTGAATTCCATACATTCGCTACGCCAGTTGTAATGCTGGTCCAAACTGAGCTAAAGAAGCCAGTAATACCAGACCAATTCGCAATAATTAAACGAGGTATGCCAATAAGCGGGAAAAGTAGATTTAAAAGAGGATTATCTGCAAAAACTTGATCTACACTTTGAATAATACCTTTTATGAAAGATACGCCTGTATTGAATGCATTTTTAACACCAGTCCATAAATCCATAAAGAAAGATTTAATCGGTGCCCAATTTTGATAAATAAAGTATGCAGCTGTAGCAAGTAGTGTGACTGCTAAGATAATTGGATTTGCTCTCATGAGTTGACCAGCAGCAAAAAGCATTCTGCCTAACCACATCACAGATGAGCCAAGGGCTTTAAATGGAGATGTGAGCATCTTAAATACAAAACTTAATGCACTACCTTGCACACCCAATGTCACCATCATAAGTCGCAGACTTAACATACTTAAAATGAGTGGTGAGAAAATAAGAAGTAAACCTCCTATAGCCACTAACCCCCCAGCTATTAATAAAAGACCTGTACCTAATGCTTTTGCCAAAGTCGGGTTCTGTTGCATCCAACCTGTAAAGCCTTGCAAAGCACTCGATGCCATGACAAGTGCTTGGGTATAGATCGGTAAAATAGTCTGGCCAAACTGTAAATATGCATCGTTAAGTTTTGCCCTTGCTTCTAACTCTTTACCCGAAGTTGTTCCTTGAGCACGTTCACTTAACTGGTCTATGTTTTCGGCACCTTTGTTCAACTTCATATTCTTATGAATTTGATCACGCTGATCGTACATAGTTGTAAATAAGCTAGATGCATTTCTATTTGTAAATATGCCTCCTATTGCATCATGAATTTTATCTTTAGTCGTGATGCCTTTTGCAGCCAAAGCAGGCAGCAAAATTTTCTCCATCCACTCAAATTGGTCTTTTTTAAAAATTTCAGCACCCTTAATTGCGCCGACATCTAGATAGGATAAATCCCCAGTTTTATTGTGATGAACCTTTGAATAATCACCAATTAATCCTAATTTATCTAAATTTCTTGCAGCTCTCTGTGTAGTTCTACCTTGATAGATGTTTTGGTAAGCAGACATTGCCGAGTTACCAAACCTTCCTCCTTTTAACTCTTGAACAATAGGTTCCATTTTGTAATAAAAGGCTTCGTTAGTTAGTCCCTTAACAGCAATACCACCCGTTTTAATTGCATCAAGCCATTCATTTGCTTGAACGCGTCCACCTGTTGCTGTGATGACTTGTTGAATAATATTGGCCTGCTCTTTAAAAGCTGATTCACTTTTAAGACCATTTCTTAATTCAATAACTTTAAGCATATCCATAAATTGTTGTTCTTTTTCTGCACCATGTTCTTGCCCAAACATAGCTTCATTAGCAAATTTCATTTTTGCTAACATTGGTGCTACTAGTTTTGCATGATGAACGTCAGCGAAAGCTGTTACACCATCTCGAACTAGTTGTAAATTATCTAGAGTCGAGGTGCCAAAAGTTTTCAGAGATCTCGCATATTGGATAGCCTCTTCTGTTGATTTTTTACCAAGCCCTAATGCACCGATCCTATTTTGCTCAATATCGACACGCTTTGATTCATCAATTGGTTTACGCATCTGATAAAGGGCAGCTGCACCTGTTGCAGTCATACCCGCACCATATAATGCTGCAGTTCGTACATTGCCAGATATATTGCTATGCGATTTTTGGATGCGATTTAGGCTGTCAAGCTTCTTTTTTTGATTATCGATAGATGCGTTGGCAGTTGTTATCTTTCTAGATAATTCCGACTGATGATCGGCTAAATTACTAGTAGAAACACCTGTTTGTTTTAATTCATTACGCAACTCTTGAAGCTTGGCTTGATTTTGTGAATGTGCATCTTTGAGCTTTTTCGCTTCTTTTGTAGCCTTATCAAAATCTTTGCTAATTTTATCTGAAGGATTGGTCGTCATTTCTTGGCGTAAAGATTTAATGCGCTCCTGCACATCTTTTAAAGCCTTAGCACTATCTTCAGTCGCTTTTTTTTGTCTAACAAACCCATCAACCTGCTTTTGCTGTTCATTGAGTCTTTTTACTTCATCACGTGCATTTTTTAATGCATTAGCAGCAGCATTACTACTGCCAATGATGAGTTTAAGTGCGGGGCTTAAGTTGTCTCTAGATCCAAAAAGGACTTCGAGTTTTAAAGGTTTCATGTGGCATCGTTTCCATTGCGATCAATGGCTTTTTGATGCCATTGCATCAGTTGATAAAGTGACATATCTGCATAAGCTTGCGGTGGCCAGTGAAAAACCACCGCAATATTAGCCATCGCATCATCTACTGTTGGCGTAATACTTGAACACGCGCTGACTTCGGTTGCAAAAAAAGAATAATTGCTCCGCAAATTTGAGCGAGATCCGCTGGCTCAAGTTGGTTAATCTGAGTTTTAGTGAGTTCGGGTGAACAAATACGTGGAAGAACAGTACAAGCCGCAGTTACATCACCTTGTAGAAGATCTGCGATTTTTACGCCCTGTAATGCTTGGACATTAGGCTTACGGATCTCTAAGGACGGAATTTCTAAACTCCCCATCATTAAAGGCTTTTCTAAATCTACTGTTTGAATATCAGGGTTAATAATTGCAGTGTTTTCTACTTGCTCTAAAGTTTTCATGTTGTTACTC